TACGGCTTCATCATACAATGCAGCAAACTTATCTTCGTTACTTCCCTCAGTCTCAGGCACACTCATTTTGGTTCTCCGTTGTGAATAGTTGCAGCCTAGCACACTCAGATAAAGGGGTCAAGTCTTTTTTTAGTCTGCACAGATTAACTTTCTGGCTCCTTAACCACTGGTCCCAGATACGCTACTAACCTGTGGTGATCTACAAGTAACCTTGATAGATCGCCTTTTTTTACGCTGAGAAGTTTTCTACGACCATTACTATCAACAAGTTCATGTAGTTCCTGCAGTGTGTCCTTCGACGTTTCTAGGGTTATCTGTCTCATAGGCTCCAAACCTTGTAAGGTTGAACTACCCTTTCAAAGTCATTGAGGTAGTCTCCGACATTTTCTCTAGTGACAACAGTTCCATCAGAATTTATAGCTAAAATCCTGTTTGTTTTGTTTACCAGCTTATCCTTAGACCACTCTGTTCTAGTCTTACCAATGCTGTAAGCCCACTCCTTGTCACAAAAATCTCCGACAAATTGTCTTAGCATAGATTTTGATGTAAGGAAGTTACCCCTATGGAAGTCTGGATTGCCGTGGTGCCACCTTATTTGTTTGTTGTGGTGCTGGTTTATGCACCACTTAAATATGTCATCCCCCATGTAAAACGGGCAGTAGTTTGACAAATCAATCTTATCTCCTTGAAAGTTTTTTATAAGACGAAATGATCTAACTCTATTAAAGTACCTCTGGTTGTGCCACCAGAAATCATAGTTCCAATCTTCGTTTTCTTTAAGATGTAGGTCAGGGCCTATATCTCCCTGATCTTTCCAGCGGTTAATAGCTGGTACATGCCTGTACCCAAACAAATCTGTTTTATCTCTTTTAAGATTTTTCATTAGAATAGGATTGCCGACAGAACCAAAGAGAGGGTCGGCCTCTATTCCTGTAGTAACTATATTTTTAGCAGGGTCAGCCATACCATATAAATTACCTGTAGTATCTATAGTGTGACTACCCGACAAGATGTAGTCTTTCAGACTTTCCGGCCCTAGACTGAGCGGATCGCTACCAGCCATTATTATGTGTAATTCATGCCTGATAGGGACTTCTCTAAAAGCAACTAACATGGCTACACTATCTAAACCACCAGAGTAGTAGAAATCAACCTGCTTATTCTTTCTAGCAAACTCCTGCGCTCGCATCAACATTAAATCACTAAAGTTATACCTATCTATTTCATCATAGTACCTGTAGTCAATATCGCCAAAGCACTCTGACATATTATCCATAGGCCATATGAAATTACGTCTTCCCAGAGAGTCATTGATACACATTGTTCTACTAGGTATTCTGTTGTACTTCATAAAGGCTTCTTCTCTAGCCCTAGCCAGAACGTAATCAGTCTTCCATTCTCTATCAACTTTAGAGTGTTCGCCTACATGTACATCCATTAGCTTACGAAAAGCATCATCAATATATACAAAGCTGTACATTTACTTTACCTCTGTTATAACCCAACGACCACGTTCAGCTAAATGTGGAAAACGTCTAGCCCAATCTTTAGGATAGATACCTAACTCACCTTCATACTTCCACTCCCAACGCAAGGTCTTACCATCGTAAGCGCGGGTGCTGTACTCAGGGGGAGGGCGCTTGCTACGTTTAACAGCGTGTTTGTTCTTCTTTACTTCCGACATTTTAAGTGTCCTGTATCAATGTTGTAGTACACAAGTTCCACCCCTAGCTGCTTCTGTACAGGAGAAAGCTGGCGGTTAATCATTGTACCCGGCTTCCAATTAGCGTTCTTGGAACGGAACGACATTGTTTTTACCTCGACAAATTTCTTATCGTTTGTGTCGGGGTTTATGGCTACAAAATCTACAGGACCAGTATTGTTAGTTTCGTTGTAGATAAAATACCCTCTGTCTGCGTAGTATTTCATAGCGCCCAGCTTTGACTGTAGGCCCTTCTTCTCTTTTACATTCATGCTAGAACCTCACGCTGTGGTCTTCTATGTAGGAGGAATAGGAAGCACGGGACTTACAGTTGTCACACACAAACATTACCTTGTGCAGAAGCTTTTCTTTCCTACAAGACAAGCACTTCCTGACTTTGTACTTGTCCTTGTCTTTCATGCTCTGCCTTGCTTGCTCCAGTTGCTCGGCAACCTTTACAAAACTTACGCGCTTAATTTTCTTTGGTTTGTTTTTACCCATGTGGGTGAACCTGTCGTCATACCTGTTCAAGATACCTATCACAGCATTTCTTGACATGTCCACGCCGTTGTAGTCTTTGTACTCAGGAGACACTACCTCTGCTATCTGACGAGCAGTTAGCCCACGCTCCCTGCTTAGTTTAAATATTTTTGTTATGAACTCGTCTGTATGTTTTTTATTGGAACTCAAGTTTCACACCATCTGCTATAATGTATTTGATCGTTAACAGGTTGACATTCCTGTACCCTTCGGCATAGTTGTCCCACACAGTCATCATTTGTTTGTTGGTGTTACAGTCTCTGCCACCTTTCTTGTGTTTCTCTACACCAAGGCGACCGTTTATTTTACGAAAGCTACCATCCGCCTTTGTAAACCCCACAGTGAAGAACTTGTCCTGCACTGTGGCTTCGACAACTCTCCGCATGTGGTCGGGATTAGATATTCTGGGATTGAATATGGTGAACATGGCTCACCTCTGCTGTTGAAGGGATGCCCACCTTACACCAAAATTAAATTGGGGTCAAGAGAAATTTTAGGGGTTGACACTGATTTTTATCCGTGCTAGGAGGCATGTTGCCGTGTCCCGAAATTGAGGATATTATATTGATGAGTAATATAATTAAAGATTATATATATAATCTAGATATACCTCTTGGTACTTCTATAAGATTAGATTGTCCTATGTGTGATGGTACTAATACTCTATCTGTTACACAGTTTAGTGATTGTGTTAAGTATTATTGTTTCCATGCAAACTGCAGTAAGGGCGGTGTAATTAAAGAAGAACTAAGTGAATCCTCTTTCTCTGCATACAACGAAGTTATGAAAGATAATGTTCCTGTAGGTCTTGAGTTAGAGAAACAGAACTGGCGTAAGAACAACTGCCCTCAAAACTTTTACGACTACATAAAAGTTAATAACTGCAGTCATGCTTGGACAAATGGGTTAGCTGACATCCGTTATGACTACAAGCGAGACAGGGCGGTGTTTTTGATAAAAGATGGATCAAAGATTGTAGACGCTGCAGGTAGATATATAGGCTGTGGTCTACACGCAGGACCAAAGTGGTACAGATATGGGAACAGTAAAAAGCCCTTTATCTGCGGTAAACATAAACATGCTGTAGTTGTAGAGGACTGTGCATCAGCCGCTTCTGTATCTGTATTTGCAACGGGTGCCGCGCTATTAGGCACATCTCTACAAGATGAGGTAATACCCGCACTATCAAAGTATGACAAGATCACCGTTGCACTTGACAAAGATGCGTCGGATAAATCCATAGACATAGCACTTAGATTAAACGCACAGTATGGAGACATTGTAGCTGTTTCTTTACTGGAAAGAGACTTGAAAAAACTTACCGAGGATGAAGCAAAGGAGGTACTAAAGATATGATTGATAAGGCTGTGCTTGTAGCATGTCTACAGAAGGACAACTTCAATCGTGTATCTGGTTTAATTAAGAAGGAGTATTTCTCAAAGGAGGTGGCTACAATTGTTGAAACCATTAGCCACCTGCACAAAACATACGAAGGTGATCTATCACTGGCTGATGTAGCACTGGCGCATGATGAGCGTTACCCTGCTATGCCTGAAGCGACAAAGCAGAAGTCTACACAGCAACTAGAAGAACTAAAAGATGTCACAGTTAACCCTGAACTCGCAGGAAATGTTCTGCACAGTTTTTGGAAACGAACCAAAGCAAAAGAGATAGGAGAACAAGCACTTGACATTTTTCTTGGTAAATCTAGCGATACTTATTCTCTTCTCGGTAGTGTAGAAGAACTAAAGAACAACGAAGTCAAGGGGTCAAAGACCTACACAGTTCTTAAAGACAGTATAGCTGACAGTCTTGAGGAGTTTGAGCGTGACCCTGAGTTTGTGTTTCCTACACAGATTAGAGATTACGTTCCGGGTATTGACCGACAAAACCTTGGTGTAATATTTGCCAGACCAGAAATAGGTAAGACCAGTTTCTCTGCGTGGTTATCCGGTTGGTATGTAAAGAACAAACACCATGTAGCATACTGGGGCAACGAAGAACCTGTGAAGAAGACTAGAATGCGTGTCGCTAAGTCTATTACAGAGCGTTCACGACTAGAGGTACTACAAGATAAGGACGGGTTTATAGAGGAGTATCAAGAAACTATTCTACCCTACATATCTTTCATGGACTGTGTAGGAACATCTATACAGGAAATAGAGGACTATTGCTCTCGCAATGAAGTTGATGTACTATTCATCGACCAGCTTGATAAGATAAGGATCGACGGCGAGTTCTCACGCGGGGATGAGCGACTAAAAGAGTTGTACTGCAGGTCCAGAGAGTTAGCCAAGCGCCACGATGTAGCAGTGTGGGCTATATCCCAAGCGTCCTACGATGCCCACGGAAGAGAGACTATAGACTATTCAATGCTTGATGGTAGTAAGACGGGTAAGGCTGGTGAGGCTGATATCATTGTAGGTATTGGTGTAGCTGAACACGAGGAGTTTAGAACAATTAAGTTTTCCAAGAACAAGATCAATGGTTGGCATGGGTCACTGGTTCTACGCCGTGATGGCGATAGGGATATATTCTCGTGATTACTGTACTTGACATAGAAACTACAATGGACTTTGAAAGTTCAACATCATCTCCATACCACGGGCAGCAGATTGTGTTCGTTGGCTACAGGAGTTTTACACTTTCTACACATGTGATAGAAACACAAGGATTGTTCTTCTACCATAACCAGTGTGAGCCAACACCAAAAGCAAAGGAAAAATTACAAAACAAACTGGATGAAACAACCTGTCTTGTGGGTCACAACCTCAAGTTTGATCTGCAGTGGCTGCGTGAGTGTGGTTTTAAGTATGACGGGTTGTTGTGGGACACGATGGTTGCAGAGTATCTGTGCAACAGGGGCGTGAAGAAACCGATTAGTCTGGCAGAGTGTGCGAAGCGTAGAGGTTTACCAGAGAAACGTGTAGACCTTACAGAACAGTACATCAAAGACAAGGTATCATACGAGGACATGCCTCCTGATGTGGTGCGAGAATATTGTATTGCTGATGTTAATACTACTACAGAGTTAGCAAAAAAACAACTAGACGATTTAGAAATGACTTGGCCCCAACAGGAGAATGTCTTTGCAGCAAGTTATTAAACTAAGTATGGAGATGCTTGACGTTCTCATTGACATGGAAAGAGCGGGGATAAAGATATCTAATGAAAAGCTTGCAAAAATTAAAGCAGACTATCAAGAGGAATATGATAAACTTTACAGTGATCTCATGGATATTGCTGAATATACTATGGGTGATACTCCTATCAATCTTGATAGCCCTGACGATAGGAGTAAGCTGCTTTATTCGCGACAGGTTATTGACAAGACTGCTTGGAAAGAGGCGTTCAACATAGGCACAGAGCAACGCGGCCACACCAAGAAACAAAAGCGTAAAACAAAAATGTCTCCTACAATGTTTAAGGAGACAGTGAAACAATTAGCCCCTGTGTGCCGCAAAACCAGAGGAGAGCAATGCCCCGACTGCAATGGTTTTGGAAAGGACAGGTACTACCTGAAATCAGGTAAGCTGGGTAAACTAGTAAAGTGTAAGACCTGTGGAGGAACAGGTATAGTCTACACTAAACTGAATGAACCGGCAGGACTAAGGGTTATACCCCGTGGTCCGCAGGATACTGCCGCCGCAGGTTTTAGAACAGATAAAGAAACCTTGTCAGAGATACGCCTAGAACTTGAGGGCAAGGCAAGAGAGTTTGTGGATAAGTACACACGCTACTCAATGATAAGAACGTACTTGAATACGTTCGTGGATAGCTTGGAGAAGTACCAAGATGATAGAGGCTTTATTCATCCTAACTTTAATCAATGTGTCACCGCTACTGGAAGACTATCATCAAGCAGACCAAACTTTCAGAATATGCCAAGAGGTACAACCTTTCCTGCGAGAGAAGCCATTGTATCTCGGTACGAGGGCGGTTACATCCTAGAGGGTGACTACTCACAGCTAGAGTTTCGTGTAGCAGGGTATCTTTCACAAGACCCTGTAATCTATGACGAGGTAAAGAGCGGTTTTGACGTTCACTCCTACACGGCTGAGATTATGGGCGTGAGTAGGCAGGATGCAAAGGCACATACCTTCAAGCCGCTGTACGGTGGAGTGCTTGGGACTAATCGTGAGATGGCTTACTACTCTGCCTTCCGCAATAAGTACCAAGGAGTAACGGAGTGGCATGACAAGCTGCAGGATGAAGCAGTGACCAGTAAGAGAGTTGTTCTTCCATCTGGTAGAGAGTACGCTTTTCCCTATGCAAAGTACACAAGATATGGTACAACCGTAGGAGCAACGTCTATAAAGAATTACCCGGTGCAGGGGTTTGCCACAGCAGACCTGTTACCATTAGCACTCATCAGGCTTCACAAGTCTTTGAGGGCAATGATAAGACCTGTTCCCCAGAGTAAAATAATTAACACAGTTCACGATTCGATAATCATGGATGTTCACCCCGACGAGAAAGATTGGATGATTGAACTATTGAGAAGGAGTATGTTGTGTATACCTGAAGAGTGTGGTACAGAGTTTGGTATTGACTTTGATATGCCTATTGAGATAGAACTCAAGATAGGAACAGATTGGCTTAACCTAGAGGAGATAGCCGCATGAGCGATATAGTTACTATGGACGACCTGAACGAAGAGAACATGGCTAAGATCGCAGCCATGATTGGTCAGACGGATAGCCGCCCTGCAACACAGCAGGGACTACCCCGACTAGCCATTGAACAGCAGAGCGAGAACGATGACGGTGAGCCGCTACCAAAGGGCAGCTTCCGTGTTCGCTTGGATAACAACACTGTATACTCTAAAGAGATTAGTGTGCGGATGTTTGTACGTTATTACTCGTATGACCTGTGGAACCAACAGTCCCCTGAAGACTCTATCAGGACTGTTCTTGCACCATCGTTGAGTGATGACTTTCCTGATACAAGCGGCGGTATGAAGTGTGGTAAGTTGAGTAAGCAAGAGGTTGAAGGTCTTTCAACTAACTCGCTTGAACACGCGAAGCAGAAGAGCATTAAGTGTACACAGGTTGTGTACGGTGTAATCACTGGTGCTAAAGAAGCTACAGACAATGCTGGTGATAAGGTTGACCTAAAAGGTACTCCCTTTATCTGGTCAGCCCGTGGCTCGGCATTCATGCCGGTGGCTAACTACATTCGGGAAGTACCTTCAAACAAGATAATCTTCGGTCAGAAGGTAAACATTTCTACCAAGCGTCAGAAGAATGGTGGCATTGTATACTACGTTCCTGCGTTTGATAAACCACAGCCTGTAAAGATTGTGGATGAAGATGTAGAAACTCTCAACACCTTTATGAAAGACATTGAGAGGTGGAACGAGCGTGTACTCAAGCAGTACAATGAGCGCAAGGAAAACGTGCTTGCTATGGATGATCTTGATGTAGCAAAAGCGTTGGAAAATGCAGAGGCCATCTAATGACCTCTATGCTGTTACATAAAGTACAGCATTTCCTAGAGAAAGCGTCGAGGGGTGAAGGCGAAGGTCTTCCCCCTCACCTTATCAATGAGTTTAAGGAGATGTGTGGCTCCGCCATTGAACGTCAGTTCAGTGAAAAGCGTGGTTCAAAAGTGCGTATGTCTGGTGTGGGCAAGCCCCTATGCCAGCAGAAGTTATCCGCAAGAGATGACATAGAAGAAGATGTAGACTACACTATGGTTATGAAGTTTCTGTTTGGAGACATTATAGAAGCCATAGCAGTTACAGTTATGAAGGCTGCAGGAGTAAACATACAAAGCGAACAAGAGAGTGTTAGCCTAGAAATAGGAGGCACTACTCTTAACGGCACGTATGATGTAAAGATAGATGATAAGATATATGACATAAAGAGTGCTGCACCCGGAGCGTTCTCTATGAAGTTTGCGGCTAATCGTGGGTACAACAACATCAAGAAGGACGATGTGTTTGGCTACGTGCCACAGGGCTACCTGTACGCAGAAGCTGCTAACTCTACCTTTGGCGGCTGGATAGCTATCAACAAGGCTACAGGTGAGTGGGCCGTGTGCGAGACGCCTCTGGTACATGACGAAGACAGACAAGCAGCACTACAATTAGCCGATAAAAACATACGCAGTGTTCTTGGTAAGGATAAGTTTGAGCGTTCGTTTGCTGATGAACCTGAGACATACAAGGATAAAGAGACGGGAACTTTGAAGAGAACAGGTAACAGGCTAATGAATAGAACCTGTTCCTACTGTGGCTTTAAGATGCACTGCTGGCCTGATGCAGCTTACAAGCAGAAAGTAACTTCTACAGCAAATACCAAGCCCCGAGTGTGGTACACAAAGCATGTAAAGGATGAAATCTGATGCCTCTTTACATTACTGAAACTATAAGTGAGTTTGAGTTACAACACAATCCAGATGCTATATTTGTATATTTTGACTGCTCAAAGGAAAACTCTACTCATGTAGAGAGTTTGCGCGTAAAAGCATTACCTAATGAGCAAAGAGAAGTTATTATATATAGATCAAACATGAACCCTAAAGGGGATTGGGATTCGATCGAGTATGCACTATATGGCAAAAAAATATTAAACAGGTGCTTTGATAATATAAAAAATAAACTCAGGGATAACATACTGGTTATTTTTCCAGTAAGGTCTTTTGGCATTATTAAAAGTACAGTGTCAGAAGAAATCTCTGCAGACTTGGAAAGAAAGTTTATAGAGATAGCAAATACAAATCCCGGTAACAACAATAAGTTTGATTACTATGCGTTTTAGATCGAAGTTTGAGGCTGAAGTAGCTGTAGCCCTTGGTCGCAGGGGCGTTAGCTTTGAGTTTGAGCCTGATAAGATACCTTACCAGCCTGACCCAAAGGTATACATACCTGACTTTTACATACCCCGTAACGATATGTACATAGAGGTAAAGGGTAGGCTAACACAACAGGACAGGGTAAAGCACCTTCTTGTTAAGAAACAGAACCCTGATATTGAAGTGAAGTTCTTCTTTGCCAATGCAAACAAAAAAATATACAAAGGCTCTAAAACTACACATTCAGATTGGGCAGAGCGTCATGGATTTGATTGGGCGCATAAAAAGATACCTGTGGAGTGGTTTGATGAATGATGATGGTTTTACTTTTGAACCGGAAGACGATCTCATAGATGATGAGATGCGAGATAGAATAGAAGAAGAGACATTCTTTTTGTCTCCAGATAGACTGTACATTGTCTTTGATCCTCAAGGATTTGACAAAGTGAATGTCAGGGCGTATGATACATCCAGCGCAAAGGATGTGTCTGCCGCACATATTCTGCAGCAGGGTATGCTTAGTCTTCTGGAGACGGACTACGATTACCTTATGCAGTTAGGACATGAGGCTACGATGGAACAAATAGTCGAGAAGACAAAAGAAAGTTCAAACAAGTTAATCGTTGAAGATGTGTATGATAATGTTATCAAAGTAAAGTTTAGCGAGGATAACTAATGCCTAACGAAACCAAGTATGCACGGGAATTAAAGGCGGCGGTAAACAGACCTAGCCACTATACACAGAATGGTACAGAAACCATTGAGATGATTAGGCAATCTCTGACTGATGAAGAGTTTAGCGGGTATTTAAAGGGCAACATACTAAAGTATGTGTGCAGGTATAAGTATAAAGGTATGCCACTAAAAGATTTGATGAAGTCACAGTGGTATCTAGAAAGATTAGTAAGGGAGCAAAGAGAGAATGACAAGTAATTACTTTCCAACGGACTATCAGGAGTTTATTCACCTGTCACGCTATGCACGTTGGTTAGGTGACAGGCGTGAAAACTGGTCAGAGACTGTTGAGCGGTACTTTGACTTTATGCAATACATTATGAAAGACAGGTATGACCATACAATACCTAACAGAAAAGAACTTGAAGAGGCTGTTCTTAACCTTCAGGTAATGCCTTCCATGAGGGCTTTAATGACGGCAGGGCTAGCCCTAGAACGTGATAATACATCCGGCTACAACTGTTCATACATTCCTGTAGACTCACCTCGTGCGTTTGATGAGATACTGTATGTTCTCATGTGCGGCACTGGTGTAGGGTTCTCTGCAGAGAGGCAGTACACAGAAAGTCTGCCTGTTGTAAATGAACACTTTGAAGAGACTGAAACAACCATCATTGTACAGGATAGTAAGGCAGGATGGGCTAGGGGCCTCCGTGAGTTGATTGCGTGTCTTTACGCTGGTCAAGTACCCAAATGGGACTTATCGCGTCTACGACCCGCTGGAGCGCGTTTAAAGACGTTTGGGGGTAGATCGTCTGGCCCAGCGCCTCTTGATGATCTTCTTAACTTTACGGTATCTCTGTTTAAAGAAGCAGCAGGTAGACAGCTATCTGCGCTAGAGTGTCACGACCTTGTGTGCAAGATAGCCAGTGTAATCGTTGTAGGCGGTGTACGCAGGTCTGCTCTCATATCCCTGTCTGATCTTAATTCAAACAGGATGCGGGTAGCCAAGTCTGGTGAGTGGTTTAGAGACTATCCGTACCGTGGGCTGGCTAACAACTCTGCAGTGTACAGAGAACGACCAGACATGAATACATTTTTGAAGGAGTGGTACTCATTGTATGAGTCCAAGTCTGGAGAGAGAGGTATATTTAATCGTGAATCTGCACAAAATAAAGTGGCTAGTATTGGTCGTCGTGATCCTGATCATGTGTTTGGAACTAACCCTTGCTCTGAAATCATTCTACGCCCCTACCAGTTCTGCAACCTCACAGAAGTCGTTGTCAGAGCCGAAGACACAGTAGGTTCTCTTACAAAGAAGATTGAGTGGGCTACACAGCTTGGCACCTATCAGTCCTGCCTCACTGACTTCAAGTATCTGAGAAAGATATGGAAGCAGAACACGGAAGAAGAGAGGCTGTTAGGCGTCAGTCTTACAGGCATACTAGACAATGAAATGCTATCCACTAACAACTGTATGCTTACTGACCTGCTAGTTGGTTTCAGACAAATAGCCGTCAAGACAAATGAGAAACTATCCAAGAAGATAGGAGTAAACGCCTCTACAGCTATTACCTGTGTTAAACCGTCAGGTACAGTGTCACAGTTAGTCGATAGCGCATCTGGTATACACCCCAGACACAGCGAGTATTACATTCGTACAGTGCGTGGAGACAACAAAGACCCTCTGACACAGTTTATGATACAGTCAGGTATTCCTGCAGAACCTGCCATTGGCAATGAGGACAACATGACAGTGTTCTCGTTTCCGGTGAGGTCGCCCAAGGGCGCTCTTACTCGTAACAGCTTGACCGCTGTTGAGCATCTGGAGTTATGGAAAGTCTACGCAGAGAACTGGTGTGAACACAAACCTTCCATCACTATCTCTGTAAAAGAACATGAGTGGCTAGAGGTAGGCAGTTGGGTATATAAGAACTTTGATTATATATCTGGCGTATCCTTCCTGCCTCATTCAGACCACACGTATCAACAGGCACCTTATACAGAGTGTACTGAAGAAGAGTACAGTAGTTTAGTAGAGCAAATGCCTAGCACTATTAACTGGGCAGGACTAAAAGAAATAGAAGTAGAGGATACCACAACGGGTTCTCAAGAACTTAGCTGCACAGGCGAAGTCTGTGAAGTTGTAGATATAGGAGCATAAAATGAAAAAGATAGTTATATCTGTTATTGGAATTACCGCTATAGGGCTAACCACCGCAGCCGCAGCAATTAGCAGCGATTGTGGATATGATGCTGATGGCAATTTTCGTCTGGGCAATGGGCAGGTAGCCGCTAGCGGAACATGGGAACATGCCAAGGAATGTGCTATGAAAGGCATTCTACCCTCTGTAGTTGCAGAGCGCCTTGGTAGTCTTGGCAGTGAAAGTACGCAGAGCGAGGCAGACGAGTTACGTGAGACAAACACTCGCGTACAGGAAGAAAAGAAGAAGCGTGAAGTAGAAGTGCAACCCCTGCCCCCTGCTAAGTAATGATTAAAGAAATCCAGATAACCGAGGACATGCGGCAAGCTGCTGATCGCAAGGCTTTCATGCTTGGAGAGTTAAACAATTCGATCATGCGAAGCGGTGGTTCTCAGTCTGGATATCTTGGGGAGATGATTGTCGTAAGCGTTCTGGGTGGCAAGCAAGATAACACCTTTGATTACGATATCATTCTTGATGACGGCACCACAATAGATGTAAAAACTAAAAGAACATCGTCTCCCCCACTACCCTACTACTCCTGTTCCGTAGCTAAGTTCAATACTTCGCAGAAGTGTGATGCGTATGCTTTTGTGCGAGTCAAGTATGATATGTCTATGGGCTGGTTCTTGGGTATGATAAAAAAGAATGACTTCTTTCT